GCAGGATCAGGTGGTTCAGGTGGACCAGGTTTCGTTTACATATGTACGTGGGGATAGAAAATGCATAATCCAGTAGGGCTACCGACAGGTGCTAGATCATGGGAATACCTATACTTAGGTGCCGTATCCTCGGTCGCGTCTAATACACAACTATACACATGTAACGTGCCAACGGATGCTATCATGTGTTCTATCGTAGCTTGCTCAGGGGGAGGCGGAGGCGGGGGTGGTTTCGCCGCTGCAGCTGCAACCGCTGGGGGTGGTGGCGGTGGAGGAGGTTCAGGTAGTATAACACGCCTAGTCATTCCTACTATGATCCTACCATCTACTCTGTACGTACAAGTTGGTTCAGGGGGTACGGGTGGTGTTGGTGGTACCCAAGGTGGTGCCGCAGCAGCGGCCGGTGTAGCTGGTGGTATTAGCTTAGTTAGGACCAGCCCAACAGCTAGTGTAGAGCATACCTTAGTGACCACGAATAACTCAGGTGCTGGCGGTGCTGGCGCTACAGGTGCAGGTGGTGCGGCTGGTGCTGCTGCCGCTATTGCGACTATTGCAAATATGTCAGGGGCTAATTGGGGAGTGTGGGTAGCTATCGCTGGACAAGCCGGGATCATCGGTGGTAACGCCGTCGCTGGTGGTGCAGTCAGTTTTGCCACAGCTGGCTTACCTATCTCAGGGGGAGCAGGTGGTGGAGGTATCAATGCTGGTACTACAACTACCGCAGGTGGAGCAATCACACATCCAGCCGGGTCTTTACTCCCTAACGTCTTAGGTGGAGTAGCCGGTGGCGGTGCTGGGGGATCCGGCCATGACTTCGTCTCTGCTATAGCTAAGGCTACCTATATGGCAATGTCAGAAGGTGGAGCTGGGGGAGGTAGTAATACCTCTACATTAGCTGGTGGTAAAGGCGGAGATGCCGGCCCAGGGTCAGGTGGAGGCGGTGGGGGAGCCACTAATGGTGCTGCATCCGTAGCTGGAAGAGGTGGTGCTGGGGGCCCAGGATTCGTGCACATAAGGTTTTGGTAAGATGGCGTACGTACCTGGAGAACACTGGATTCTGTGTTCCCACTGCAAGAAAAGATTATATAAATCAGAGGCAGTTTTAGATCGAAGTGGTTTCTGGTCTTGCAAGAAAGATGCAGACAAGAAGCAAATGAGCTTCGATTACCCTACCCCAAAAGTACCGACTGACCCTAGACCACTTGATGGTAGATTTATAAATTTAGAAGGGGCTGATATCTTCTACACTAGGGGACACTGGGAGGATATTGATCAGAATTGGGAAGACATTGAAACGAATTGGAGTGACCTATAGTGGCCTATGAAACAAAATTTGAACCTGGCCAACATAATGTTGTCTGCGCAACCTGTCAGGCCTATTTCAAATTCAGAGAAATAAAGAAACAGTGGAATAATTTACTTACCTGCTATAGCTGTTGGGATCCTGATCCTCGCCCTATACTACGTCAGCCTCCACCCAGTAAGTTAGAAGAAAATCCTGCCAAGGACATCCAAAAAGAAGGAGATGATTAATGGCTCTATCAGCCTCAACAAACGCTAGCCAGAATGCTGGCCAGCTTATTCGTGCCGCTCTGTTGAAACTCGGAGTAGTCAACCCAAACTCAACTGTAAATGATGCCGTCAATAATATGTGTTTGGATGCCCTAAATCGGATGGTCAAGCACTGGCAAATGCAAGGCGTCCATATGTGGACTCAGCATGAAGGTGCTATCGTTTTAAAGAATGGGGTAGCTTCTTACACGTTTGCAAATTCGTCACTAGCCGGAGCGACAACTGGAGTAGTGAACGCAGATGTGCTTGAGACTACGACCCTGACTACTGCAGCCATTGCAGGTGCCACCGTATTGCATGTGGCCTCAACTTCAGGAATGGCCGCCACGGATAAAATCCTGATCGAACTAGATAGTGAAGTTTCGCATGAGACTACTATTGTATCTGTTGATTCCAGCACACAGGTGACTATTACATCTGGACTTGCTAGTGCAGCCGCTGTAGATCAGTTCGTCTACAGCTACCCAGTCGCCCTAACCCAAGCAAATCAGTTTTATCCTAAGCAAATAGCTAACGTTCGTCTGCACTATGGTACAAACCAAGAAAGAATGCTGACTGAGTTTAGCCGAGATGAATACTTTGCCAAGAACAATCGATTGATCGCAGGAACATCCTTTTCTTACTACCTAGATGATCAGTTAACAAACAAAGTTCTATACATTTTCCCTGTAGTTACGGATATGAAGCAATCTCTAAGATTCACCTATTACAAGGCTTTAGATGATATTGATGCACTCACCAATGACGTAGAGTTTCCTGTAGAGGCACAGAAAGCAATTGTGCTTAATCTGGCAGTGGATGTCGCTCTTGAGTTTGGTAAAGAGGCCAAATTGAACATCTTACTCCCACTTGCAAAAGAGGCTCTGGATGACTTCTTAGCTTGGGATGATGAAAAGGTAAATGTCCAACTGATCCCGGATATGGGGAACTACTAATATGCGGTTAAATCTTGTAGGCCCAGCCTATGATACTGCGCTGATTGACTTTAGTCAGCAAAAATGTATCAACTGGTACCCGGATCTGGACGACAATGGTGCGGTAGATCCTAAGTATAGAATGATCTTACGACCTACCCCAGGAATTGTTCAAGGTGTAGACTTTGACGATTTCACTTCTGGTAGAGCTTCTATCGTGTATAGAGATATAGGGTATTGTATACTTGATAATACATTTTGCAAGGTAGAAACTACCGGCGTACCCTCCTACATTGATGTCCTATCTACAAGCAAAGGCTATGTAGCTATGGCTGGAGGATCGAATGGGATCATTATGGCTGATGGTACGTACGCATACTTCTATGATCTGTCTACCCATACTTTTAGTCGAATCACTGATGCCGACCTGCCTGCTAACCCTATTGGTTGTGCTTACTATGATGGGTACTACATCCTAATCTTCCAAGACAGTGAGAAGTTCTATTATAGCTTAGATCCAACTGCATGGGATGCCCTGGACTTCAACTCTGTCAATACAACAGCGGACTATTTGACTGGGGTCTTTGCAGATCACCAAGAGCTATGGTTCTTTGGTACCTCCTCTGTCGAGGTCTTTTACAACAGTGGGGACAAAGATGCGCCGCTACAACGCAGACCAGGCATCTTCATTCCTAAAGGCTGTCGAGCACCTAACACAATATGTGCTGTTGATAATGGCTTTTATTGGCTGGGAAATGACATAGGTGGTGGCTACCGTGTCTACCGTAGCAATGGGTACAATGCAGAGTTGCTTCCAGCGCAAGGTGGGATCGCAACACAGATTGATTCATATGACACTATTTCTGACGCTTATGCTTTCGTTCATAACGTAGGTGTACACCAATTCTACGTGCTCACCTTTCCGACGGAGCAGGTGACATGGGTCTTTGACCTGGGTTTGGGATTGTGGCATCAACGCGCCTCTATTGTGACCACTAACCCATTCTCTTCCTCCTATGAGCCGTACCTTAAGGCCCATCGAGGAAAAAACCATTTCTTTGTGAATAACACTCATTACGTATTGGACCAATATAGTGGGGCCATCTCTTATTATGATAATGATACCTTTACTGAATTTGGTCAGCCAATTCTTCGTCAGCGTCGCACCTCTCAATTGAGTGCTGATAGTCGAACAGGTGGGGAAGTGCAGGTTTACAATAATCAATTACACACATACCGTCGCCTAGTCCTTAATATGGTAACTGGGGTGGCTTTATCCTCTGGCCAGGGCTCAGATCCGCAAGTCATGCTTTCTATATCTACCGATGGTGGACATACTTGGGCGGACGCTGGGAACCAGCCAATTGGGGTCCTTGGTGACTATAATTCCGAGATCAAATGGGATATGTTGGGACAAGCTAGGGCAATGGTGTTTGATATTCGTGTTACCGATCCAGTCCGCGCTGTACTTCTAGGTGGAACCTGCGAAGTTGATAAGGACACTAACTAATGGCCATCACTTTATCAACGCCTCCAACTATGGACCCAATGACCCAGGGCGGGGATCCAAACTCCCGCGGCTGGACAGGATGGTTCCATAACCTCTATGATGCGGTGACCAATTCACAGACTTTGTTAGATAGCTCTGATGCTGCTACCAGTGCCTATATAGCACTCACATCCAGCATTACTAGTGACTATAAAAAGTATAAAATTGATTTAATTAACTTGACATTCGATGCAGCAACGTCTATACTAGACGTAGTAGTGAGTACAGATAAGGGTGCTACGTATGCCACTGGTGGGTCAGACTACAAGTGGGGGTGCGAAAGTGCCGTTCTAACCACTGCCGTTCTCATAGATCAGGACGGTCTTGCAGCCGATAGTAAGATACCCCTGCTATTAGCGAATGTGACCAATACCGCTAATAACATACTGAATGGCTCTATTGAATTGCATAATCCTGCCGATACCAATCATACAATGATTACGTGGGATATAGCGTATGGTACAACGGGTGGTGACCTTGTCCAAGTAAGAGGCGTAGGTAAGTACCTAGCCACAACACCAGTTAATGGAATAAAGATTTATCCCAGTAGTGGGAACATAGTGTCCGGTAGGTTTGTCCTAACCGGTATTAATTAATAGGGAAAGAAAAGATATGATAGCCGATTATCATCCAATTGATATGGGCCGGACGATCACAGCAGGTGATACTAATGCGATCAACCAGGCCAATAATCAACAGGCGCAAGATATTGCGAAAGTGCTCTCCGACTACCGTGCCAGTGTACAAGGTGGTCTAAACCAGTACAGCAATACTGCCAGTGGGCTCCAGGGATCGATAGATAAGTCAAATCAGCTGATTGACCAGTCTACTTACACCCCCGGCAGTGTGGACTTGTCTAACTATCAGCCATATATGCAGAATGGCGGTCTAGCTTCTAATGAGTTAGCTGCCCTTTCTGGGTTAGGACCCAACGCGCTTAATGCTCAACAGATTAATGATCGCTATCTAAATAGTGCCGCTGTCCAAGCACAGATGCAGCAAGGTAACAATCAGATCAATAGCAACTATTCAGCTAAAGGTCTCTTAGGCTCAGGAAGCCTCTTAAAGGCCCTTCAGGGCTACGGCCAAGGTGTAGCGTCGCAAACTATATCCTCAGCCCAAGATAACCTCTACAAACAAGCCCAATTAGGTTCTCAGACGGCTAATCAGTATGCTGCTAGCCTGCTCAATAAATACGCTACGGACGCTACTGCACAAGCTGCTGCTAGAGGAAACCAAACTGCCCTATTGAATGGTCAATCTAGCTTGTATGGTCAGATGAATACCAACAACTCTGCGTATGCTGGTTTACTTGGTGACTCGTCTGCTAATGCTGCTAATATCGCTGCTAACGCTGCTAATGCTCGCCAATCTGCCCTAACCAATGCAGCGACTAGAAGTACCTTAACCCAAGGGTATAGTAATAGCCCCCTATTCACCGGCTCGACTGGGGATAGCATGTTAAAAGGGACATCATTATAATGGATCCAAATATCACAGACCAAGCCTCCTTACTGCAGGCTATTCAACAATACGCTGCTATGTTGGCTCAGCAAAAGCAAGAACAAGACCAACTTGGTGTTAACCCACAGATCATCCAAGGACAGTCTAATGTAGACCAAGCTAGGGTGCAGGCTGCCCAAGGCTTGCTAGATGCACCAGCTATGGCACCCGGTCAAAACTATCAAGTAGATCCTAACGGGATTAACAATATTACTGCTCAACGTCTAGCAGCTCAAGGTCCACAGTTTTTGCAACCCCAAGCTCGACCTGTCAGTAACAATCCTATGGCTGATATGCTGCGTCAAGATTTTACTGGAGCCCAAAACCAAGGAATCTTGAATCAATACAACAAGCAATTGGGCACAGCCCGGGCTAACGGTGAAACCGTGATGCTCACTCCACAAGAGATGCAAGCACGTCAGATCGCCATGACTCAAGCTCCACTAGATGCAGCTACAGGTTTACTTGCTGGTACTAAACCGCAACAAGCCTTCGATCCTGCTTTGTTCGGACAGTTGGCTGGGATTGCTGGTCAGCAAGGTGTGGCTGCTACAAACCTAAAAGGGCACATGTTTGATGCTCAAGCTGCACAGCAAACAGCTCTGATGAATGCTCAAACTCAGAAAGACATAGCACAAGGTAAGAATGCTACTGATTTAGCAGTCGCAGCAAAGAATGCTGAAGCTATCGCTGGTAAACCTAGACAACCTACCGTCTACGAAATGAAAGCACAAGAGACCAAAGATACCGCATTGCAAGGCTTGTCTCAGGCTTCTGATATTGCTAATCAATTCAAGCCAGAGTTTTTCTTAACGTCAACCAAAGTTAAAGATGAAGTTCGTGATGCGTTCGCGAAGAAAGGGATTGCAATTGGTCATGACAATCAGGCATACGATCAATTTAAACTGGGCCTAGATGACATGGCGACTAACTATATTAAACTAGTTGGCGGTCCTCGTGGGTTCAGTAATGAAAAAGCCAAAGAACAGATCCTTAAGCCCATTATTAATGAGACCAACTCACCTGAAGACGCTCAAGCTGCCATGGTAGAGATGCTGGCTCGCTTTCACGTAGCGGCCCACCATGCTGCCCAAGTTGCAGATGAAGCCGCTAATGCTGGTCAACGCGCCAACATGAATGATCCAGCTACTAAAGAGAGGATTAGAAACGACACCGAGAAAGCTTTGAAAGGTGGAGAGATGCAAATAGCTCGTGATGCGATCTATAAGGCACATCCGAACCTTAGGCCTGGCTATAGCGGTGCGGATCTGACGCAGCACAGCACAGATGAACTAAAGGCTCTTTTAGCAGCGAAAATGAAACAAGGGGGCTAGTATGGATCCTTCAATAGAAGAACTCAAAGCGGAGCTGGCTAGGAGAGGGGAATCACTTGATGCTCCAGCACAAGCTGCTCCAGCTGCCCCACCTAAAGCTCCTGGTGCAATTAGTGGTGCAATCAATACTGCTGGCAATATGGCCACAGCTGCTAGCCAAGGACTAATTCAAGGCGTAGAGAATGCTTCGACCGGGGCACAACTCTCTTTACGCTCATTCACAGATGCATTAGGCCTAACCTCTAAGGATGCTACAGATAAAGAGCGTGCATTGAATCAGCAACAGAATATGGTTACTGACCAATCAGCACAAGCCTTAGGAGCTCCCACATCCAGTGCCATAGGAAAGTTCGCAGGCACAGTATTACCTGGTGCTGTAGTAGGAACTGCCTTGGGTGGTGCTGGGATAGCCGCTCAAGCTGCATCTGGTGCCGTACAAGGGGGTCTAATGGATTCTGGTACTGGGGTACAGGGGCAAGTAGAAAACGCTGCCCTAGGCGGAATAACGGGTGGGGTCCTGGGTAGTGTTGGTAAGTACCTTGGTGGGAAACTCAATATGAATATCGACCCTAGCAAGGCTGAGGCCTATAGGGTTGCAGGAATAACCCCAAGAGCTAGTCAAATTGCTAGTGATCCTGCTGTAGCTTCTACCTATGCCAACATCGAAAAGAGCCTAGCTACCATGCCAGGCGTTCTAGGGATCAAAGGCAAAGTTGCACAGCAAGGCGCTCAGTTTGAGAAATGGTTACCACAGATCGTAGACCAGCTAGATGGGAATGCTATTAAATCGGCCCCTCTCTTCGCTAAGGCTGTTGATAGCCCTGCCGTCAATGCTAAGACATTCGTCTCAAATACACTAGCCGTAACAGCTAAAGATGCTTTTAAGAATTTAGAAAGCTACGGAAAGGAAATCCCTGACGTCGTTAGAAACAAATTGGCTGAGCTGGGGCAACGGACTCCTACCACCATGAAGGATCTACAAGAGTCAAGAATGGCTGTCAGTGAAATCATGAATGGCTTGAAAGGTGTGACTGGACCTGCGGCTAATAAAGCCTTCTCTGAATTGAATAATGTTCGGCAAGCTATGAGTGGTGCCCTACAAAAAGTCGCCAACAGCAATGGTGTAGGGCCTGAATGGGAACTAGCCAACAAGGCCTGGACTACTGAACACGTCATCAATGCTTTAAAACCAATCGTGAATCCCGATGATGGTATTCTAGGAACAGCCTTTAATAAAGTCACACAAGAATTTGACCCTAAAGCCTTTCTACGCCAATCAACGGATGCACTAAAGAAATTGAAAGATCAAGGATTTAAAATACCACCAGAAGTCAATAAGGCGATAATGTCAGCCCATAAGATTGGTGCAGATCTCTTTGGCCCTAACGCTGCTAAACTCTCTAAGACCCCTATATTTGATGCCGGGAACTTATTAAAGACAGGTATGCAAGCTGCTGGTGCTTATGCTGCTGTTAGTAATCCAGGAACTGCTGTCGGAGCTGGTATCATATCACTGGGCCTATCTAAACTCGTTGCTACGCCTGCAGGCATTAAACTTCTTGCACAAGCCAGTGGCCAAGGCCTGGGCCATCAAGCTACGAGAGCAGTCTTAACAACAGCTACTGCCCTTGGCATGGCCAAAGGCAAGCAAATACTATTTGATCAAACCGCTGCTAAGAATCCCTCTGTGGAAGAACTACAAGCGGAGCTAGCTCGACGTGGGCTAGATGAAAATGGTAATCCCATCCAACAAGGAGGCCAATAATGGCTAAGTTATGCGCATTTCGTCAATTCGTTGACGCGGTAGGAGCACCGTTAGCCTCCGGAAAGATCTACACTTATATCACAGGATCTACTACACCTAAGGCCACCTACACGGATAGTACAGAGGCTACTGCCCACCCTAACCCTGTTATTCTTAATAGTGCTGGTGTGGCGGATATATGGCTGAAAACTGATGAAGCTTATAAGTTTGTCATTAAGGATTCTGCTGGTACACAGATTGGTAATAGTATTGATGGTATTGTACCTGTCACACAGTTAGCTGCTCAAACCGGTGGATCTAACTTGGATATGAGTGGGTACGCTATTATCACTTCTGCCAATGCTGATTTAACCCTGACACCCAATGGCACTGGTAGTATTGTCCTAGATGGTCAAAAATGGCCACAGGCAGATGGCAGTGCTGGACAGACATTAACAACCGGTGGTACTGGACAACTTCAATGGTCTACGCCAGGTATAGCTGTCCTTAGTGGGATCTCGGATGTGGCTATCAATTCAGTAGCAAATGGTAACCTGCTCAAATATAATAGTGGTACATCCAAGTGGGAAAATGCTGCTCAAAGTACTCTATCTATTACTGCCTCACAAGTTAGTGATCTTCCTACTGCATCCATTGCTTTCAGTGGTAAGACTGGTAATATTTCCCAATGGACAAATGATTCTGGATACGCTACGACTGCTGCTATTCCTGCGGCCTCTATGGCCTTCACGAATAAGACCGGAGCCATTAGCCAGTGGACAAACGACACCGGGTATTATAAATCCACGGATCTCGCTACTCAAGCTAATATGGAAACAGCGACATCGACAACTACCCTGGTTACTCCTGGCAGGGTTCAGAATCATCCTGGTGTTGCTAAGGCATGGGCCTCACTTACCGGGGTAAACAATACCAATCCTACAGTCAACGCTTCTCATAATGTCTCCAGTGTGGTTCGAGACTCTGAGGGTAGCTACACTGTGACCTTCACTACGGCTTTTTCTAGTGCTAACTTCTGCTGCTTGGTGACTCGTGGGGATGGTGCCGCCCCCAACTTTAGTGCCACTATGTTTCCTGCGAGTAGTAGTACTGCCACATTGCTCACCTACAGTAATACCACGCTTTCGGACACCAGTAGTGACGACGTCTACTTTGTAGTTTTTGGTGATCAATAGCTACCCAGATAAGAATCGGGCCTCTAATTGAGGCCCTTTTTTTGGCGTTTGCGCAGTTGTTTCCTCTTATCTTTCTCCAGTGACTTAGCTATCTCCAGCCTCAGTTGCGCACTCACCTTCTCACTGATAGCCTGAAGTTTCTCAATGTAGATCTCCGTCTGCTCTGCCCACGCACTACCTCCATCCCGCTTCCCTGACCCCATGTACATATCCTCTAACTCTCTACGGACACGCACGACTTCCCAGCCTAGCGCACCCGATACGAGGATTAGTTCTTGTGCTGTAAGTTTCATGATAGCACTGCCCCCTCTTTAGCTTTCAGGGATACCTCACCTGCATGACCACCATGGGATTTGCAATGGTACTTCTGATATATAACCTTACCACGTAGACGAGTACCATTCTTATGAATATCATGACTACCACAGTTTACACAGACTTGCTCACCAGTGAAGGCAGACATGTTGAACTTGGGCTTGACGTGTGGCCACACTTTACGAATAACAGCACGGGTGTCAGCAACGTCTTTCTTACCATACGTCACCATCTTCTTAAGCTTCTTGGCTGCATTAGGTGCGCGAGTAACGATATCTACCCAGTCAGCCATTTCCATCTTCAATTTCCCACCTAGGCCTAACATCTCAGAGATATAATCTAGGCTTTGTGAGGGCAATGAAAAGAATCGACGCATCTGCTTCTCTAGGTCATCACCTGCTCCAAGCCACTCAGGCATAGGTGGGAGATCATGCAGTAGACGTTGGGTGTTGATCATCTTCACATCGAAACGATCCGAGTTCTTACCAATGGTAATGTCTGCAGATCGGATGATCTTGTCAAAGTCAGCAATCATCTTCTTACTGCTGTGAGTCTTTTCATCCCATACTAACGCCTGTACAGGGCCACCATCTAGCCACGCATACGTGATACAGATGATGTTGTAGTTGTTGAACGGCCCTTTGACTAATTGACCATGACGCACAGTCTGGTCACCACATCGCCAGACCCACGCTTGCAGTGGTGAACTTTCGATGTCGAAAATCAATATACGCGGTTTCTTAATTGCCATTAGATCTTCCCCCGACGTTTAATAAAGCGGTAGACTCTCTGTAGGCGTGCTGGGTCTTCGCCTTTCTTCAATACTTCGAATGCCTCCCCCCAGATTACTTTAAGCTGTGCTAGGTCTAACCCTCGCACCTTGACCAGCCTGTCGACCTCTTCAGGTGACAACTGAGAATTCTCCTCTAGCGTCAACAACGCATCTAGATTATGTAAAGAGATCATAAGCCCTTCTCCTCAAACCAGCTGTCTGGTATTACTTTGGTAGCAAATAGGAACCCGTGTTTAATGCACCAGTCACCATACGTGCTCTTCGCACCTTTACGTAACTTAGCATTAGCATTCTGAAACACGAACCGTATATCTAAATGTGGGCTTTGCTCCTTGATCCACAGATGCTTCTTGCGATCACTAAGATCGAAGATCCCTTTCGCCTCGATGATTATTCCGTTCAGTAAAGTAAAATCCGCCGTGTACTTGTGATGTGACTCAGGCTGGATCCAACCGATCTTGGTAGTCTCATAGGAGACCTCGCCCTCTTTGGCACGGATCTGGTCAGCAATGACACGCTCCAAACTGAGTGACTTGTAGGTGTACTCGCCATCTGATAGCTTAGTACGACCCTTAATTACCTTCGACATTCTCTCTCCTTATCCACAACAGATCGTGCATCTCGTTGTAGTAATCTTCGTTGAATCCCGCGTCTTTATATACAGTACGAACTATGGACTCAATTTCCTCAC